CATTAGTTCAACATAACCAGCATACTCACCATCGAATGCAACATCTGCAGGATTTTCTATACGATAGTCCCACAATAAGTTGTAAGGATTGAGTCTTTTTGCTTTAGTTATTTTAGGTTCAGATTGTTCCATCTTAGCTGCTTCTGCTGGTTTTAAGTAATTTGCTACAGAAGCATATTGATCTATAGAACCCCAATCATGCTCTAAACCAAGAATGTTATATTTAATACCATCACGGAAAGCCATAAGAAATTGTCTAGAATATCCACCAAGAGTAGCATGTGTATCAATTATAGCTTCAAGCATATCAGCTTCTGCCATATCATCTGGGGAAGAAACTACTGGAAAAAGAGGATAACCAGAAAGAAAAACATCTGCAAGATATCCAACAAAGGAATCAACTTGAGAAATTGTTACTGGAACTTCAATATTCTCCAGATCTACACCAGCTCTTATTGTTCCAGCTTTCTTATCATTTTCTTCTCTAAATCTATAGTAAGCAATATCTATTTGTTCAGCTTTATTACGAAATTGATTATAACGCTTGTGTATTGTTAGAATGTTTTTTAAGTATTGTGTTAAATCTTTAATTGAATCCGGTCTTAGTCTTACAACATCATTTTCTGCTGCCAATTCGACTCTCCTTAAAATGGAGTATTACTTGGACGCACACGTGCTATTCTTGATCCTAGTATGCGTCTTACAGAAAGAAGGTGTCCGTATTCATTACGGACTTGGATGCCCATAGCAGGAGCATCTAGCCAATCATCTTTATTCTTAAGCTTTCCTACTCTGTACGCTGTAGCCTGATAAACAAACTTAACACGATCTTCTCCTCTTAGAAAGAAGTAATTTGAAGCATATATTTCTTTAATAAAAAGACGAATATGTTGTTCTTTTGTTTTAGTAGCTGGACGAACAATAGGAACACATGTAATACCTGTTAACTGTTCCTGCTGATGATAGCGTTGCATCCAGAAACCTAGAGTCTGTTGATAACCATTAGATTCAATTGCAATTAAAGAAGCATCATTTCTTATAGCCATATCTGTAGTCTCAATACAAGTCTTTAGAGGATCCCAGATACCTCCATCCATCTCAACAATATAACCGCGGGCATCCATAATATGATGTGCAGCTATTACATTATCATCAGCACCATTACGAAAGCCTGCTGGATCACATGTTACAAAAGCAGCATCTGGAGGAGGAATTACTGTTAGTAAAGGTTCTGGAAAAGCTCCTTTAAGTAATGAGGAAGTAGATTCTATTGGATCATTCATAATCTCAGCAAACCAAATATGAGCTTTTCCTAAAGATTCATCATGAATAAATCCCTCATACAAGTCTTCTAAAGTCTGTAACTCAGGCCATAAGGAAGTTTCATCAGCAAGAATAGCTCCTGTAATAAGAGAAATCCAAACTGGATTGATTTTAAGCATGTAAAGAATACAGTGGTCAGAATACATATTACCTACGTAGATAATACAAGCAAAAGCAGGATCAACAACTTTTAATAGCGTTCCAATAAACCAATCATTAAGAGCTTCACGTTCTGTATCAGAAGAATCATTTTCTTTAGTCTGCATATCATCATTTAGAAGAAAATCTGGGCGTCTTAAGCCTTCATTAACTCCACGAACAGCAGTACCAGCTCCTATAGCCTTTATAATGATAAGACGACGACGATAAACAGCCTTTTTCATCCCAGCATTGTCCACAGCAGGTTCCCATATACTGTAAATGTTTACTAAATTACGAGAAGATAGAATTGCATCTACGTCACGAAGAAAAGAATAACCAAGTTCTTCTGTAGCACAGACAATTAGAACAAAAGTAACCTTTCCATAGCAAATAAGCCAGCAAACTAGGACTTTCAAGAAGGTTGTCTTAGCAAACCCTCTTGGAAGTCCCATTGCATAGCGTATAATCTTGAAAAGATGTTCATCACGACCATCATGTATAGCTTTAACAATAAGCATCCACAAACCTACATAGTAATTTGGGAATGGAAAGCGCATAATATCTGGTAAACAAAGCCCAGCAAAGAAATTAAAGTCCTTTTCAGCGCGATCATAAGCTTGTGAAGATTCTACTGCTAGATCAAGTACTTCAGAAGTCATCTGGTATTTCCGAGGGGACCAAAATAGCCTCCTCTAAGTCTGTAGCACGTTGCGTAACAATTCTTTCTAAAACACGTTGAGCTTGTTTATCTGCTACTCGCTCAAAAAGTTCTCGCACAGCAGGAGCATTTAAAGCAGCAAGAGGCTTTCCATCTACTGAAATTACTTCTTTTCTTTCATTAAACAAAAGCTCAGGAACAGCAGCTTGTGGAAGTTGTAGTACAACAACTTGTGTTCTGTTATCGTGGACTATTCCAGCAGGCACTACAGTCTTTTGTCTACGCTGAATTAGCATTCCCATTGCTTTTGTAAGATCAGTAAACTCTGCAAAAGGTAGATTAGCTTCAAACTGTGAAAGAACCTTGGACTCAAGCTTAACATAACGAGAGTCAAGAGCAATTTCTTCTTCTGCAACAGCAATTTTCTTCTTTTCAATTTCAATTTCTGATATGTTTTCAAGTGCAACTTGTGAGACATAAGCTTCGCTACATCCACACATGCTTGCCACCTTCACCTGTGGAAAACCTTGTGCAAGATAAGCGATAACTCTGTCTTTCATTTGCTTCTCCTTGGATACTCTTTCTTCTTATTCTACTTTAAGCCATGTAAAAAGATAAGAAAAATTTGTTAAGGACGGAGTTGAGATACTATACGCCGTTTGCAAAAAAGGCCCGATGCCCCGGTAGTCTGGAAGCACGGGCCTTAGCATCACGCTGTTCTCCTCGTATGCAATTGAAAGTCTCTCGTCTGCTTCAGCACATAGACCAGCACGCTTACAATCAGGTAATGATGCTTGATCCACATCTCCGCAGTAGCTTGGCTCTTGAAGTAGATATCAGTCGAGAGCTCCTGATTATCCACGGTGAGTATAAGCCTGAGCATGTTGAGCAGCTAACAAGCTCGAAGTTACGGCTCCGAGCTTGCTATGCTGTCTGGCGCCGGTGGCTTAGAAGTCGCTCGGAGCACCCGGAGCGCAAGCTTCTTCCACGCTCGTGAGGTACTTCGTATAGCGCGACAGGTCGGCTTCTGCGAGAGTCTCGGCGTATGCGTTGAGATACGCCTTCATCTTCTCCTTCGCAGTATCCGGCTGGAGAGCCAGAGCCTGCTTGTTGCGAAACAGTCCGATCAGCATAGCCTGAGTCTGCACGGACTTGCCCAGGCTTTGCACGTAGGCAGCGAAGCTTACAACCGCTTCGCGGACGAGCTTCATTGCTTCAGCATTGCCCTTGTGCTCACCTTCTGCGACCAGCTCCTCGAAGGTGGATGCGATCTTCTGCCCATCTTTGAGTTCTGCTGTGCCGGAGATCAGCTTGTTGCGCGCCTGCATCTTCGCAGACGCCACAGCAGCATAGAAGAGCCAGTCGAGCTTCTCGTCTTCGTAGACTGGCAGCCCGTCTTCTCCCATCTCCTTGACCTTCGCGGTGACGCCGAAGGCTTCAAGAGTCGGGATAGGAACGACCATTTCACCGACTTTCTGGTACTCGTTCTTGTCCGGGCCGACGGACACCTTCTTCGAGACATCCAGCGTATGAGCGATCCAGCCCGCTGGTACTACGACTTTCGGAGCTTCTGTCTTCGTTTCCATGGTACAACTTCTCCTCTGAGGTGCCATCCTTGAAGATGCTACATCAGGCCGGATGGCTTATCCTGATTCAAGCACACATGATACACTAAGCGATCCTCTAAGTCAAGCTAAGATCGCTCGATCTATCATTTGCGCAGCAGTATCCATAGCGCAGCTTCGATACTCCAGCCTCGTACAGCCAAGTACTTCGCTGCGATATAGTAGCTCACTTTCGAGATGTCGATAGCAGCTTGGATCTGCTGCAATCCTGTTGCAGAAGGATCATTTCTTCGCACTCTGATGATATCGTCTGCGGTAAGCATGTTAGAATCTCCTCGTTGATTGAGTGGACTTACGAAGCATCCAGCCTTTGTCTCCGTCTTCTCTCCTGATGATCTTAAGTACGATATCAGGATAAGCAGAGTTCTCAACTACTGGATAACGAACCTGACGCTCTATGCAACGTATTGCTCGCTTCTTTAGATTCTGCTGTTGATCTTCTGCGAGCTTCCCAAACTGAAAGTCTGTGAGGAAAGCTACTCGCAGAGCACTGTTCCTGCGATTCTGAGGCAATGCCATGTGAGACTCCTTCCTTATCAACTCGTTGATCGAAACTACATGGTGCAAAATAGCATGAGGCTCCGAGCTTGTCAAGCCCAACGATTCTTCTTTATGTTGTCATAGCGAACCAATGAGTTTGCTTTATATTGGTTCGATAGGACGAATATCCCCGTAGGTTGTCAGAAGACTTTAGGGGATATTCGGGCTTGACAATGCTGAACCGAATGGTATTGTAGCACCATAGTAGTAGAGATACGTTCCTAATGCTATAGCGAATACGAGCCTGCGAGTGGTATGAGCGGAAGTGAGTGGACTTAATCTTTTCGTGTATCTGAGCCACAAGCGAAGATTCCAAAGAAAAGCTTTTGAATTATTCTCTTGAAGTTGAGCGAAGTCGGGAGAGGATGAGAGGAGGCTCATGAAGACGAAGAAGCCGAGGCGTATTTGTATTATGCCGACTGCTTCAAAGTCTGAATGAGGGGAGAAACCAGTGGGGAAAGGGTGGGATGGTTTCTCCCCCTTCTGCATTAGATCTTGCTCTTGAACTTAAGCCGAGGACTAGCTTTGTAGTCCGAAGGCCAGTATCTCATTGGCTGTCGATTATGAGCGATAGCGAATGACAGCCGGCTTGACCGAAGCGATCTCCGAAGGAGGAGCGTAGGTTGCTTGCTTCGCACAGACTAGGCGCTTAATATCCTCTAAGCTTTGAAGCAGACTCTACGCATAGAGCTGAAAGCAAGAATCACAGGATCACAAGGATTGCACGATTTTACGGTTGCACCCCTCACTTCGCCTGTTTCGATGCCACAGTATATACAGCCTGCAAGACAGGTAAAGGCTGAGAAGAGTACATATACAGTCAAAGTTTATTAAAGACTTAAAGGAATTAAGAGAGAGTATAATGTAATTATATAAAGATCAAAAATTTGAACCACACACGACTTCCTATAGGCAAATAGCATCTCTCTGTACTGTAAATACTACGCACAGATGAGATAATCCTTCTAAGTCAGGATTGAATGGGGGGAGAGCATGGTGCAAGCCTGCGATTCTGCAATTGGCATGATCGGATAGATTGGTGGATTTATTTCGCTAAGCTCCTTTGAGTCATATTATACCACTTGACTTGGACTTCTACTTCTGTTAAACTCTGATATCTTATGCAAATCTCAGGTATCTAGTAGGCGATAGCATAAGCTTCTCTCCTCGGAGAGATTAGCAAGTCAACACTAAGACTAGGAGCTTTAAGTGACTAACACTAAGATGCAGAAGCGGTATGATCTAGGAACGAAGATGTCTTTTCGTACTGGATCATTAGAACAGGACGTTATCATCTTCTGTCCTGTAACTGGTATAATAGGCAAGCTGGAAATGCCTTGGCTACCAGTGAATCTAAGCTATGTACATCCACTTGCTGATGCGAAAAATGTTCTTCTACTGCTGAGGAAGTATTTTGAGCGCAAGCGAGTAGACAACAGCAACTACTTAGTAACTTCTGAGATGCTTCAGAAGATGTTTCTGGAAATTGATCGACAGGTGCTAGCAGGCTGTGTTCTATCTCTGCTTAGAGAGAAGCATCTTCTCCGCACTGAAGTAGAAACAACTGCTGTTGAGCAGAATCTAGTTCTTCAGAATGCTGGATCAGATATTCTCTGTCGCTTGCTTTCCTCCATTCTAGAGCGGTGGGAGAATCATCAAGTCTGGAAGCGTATGCCTGGCTTGAATGTAGAGTATTCTCTCTTTACTGATGCTCAAGGTGGAATAGCTCCTACGCTTCAAGAGTATACAAAGCTTCTCCGTAATGCTCTAAATCCTGAAGAGCTTACACGAGAAGAAGCAGCTAAAATCTTTGCTGCTCAGAAGAGAGCTATCTTCGCAGGCAGACGCATCAAGATTTACTCTGCTTCTGCTGTTCAGCATCGTAACATCAAAGACACAAAATCAGAAGCTTACAAGCTGTTAGATCAGATTAAACCTCAACTGACTATTGTCTTAAGAACAAGACTCTCAAAAGCACTCAGAGACATGCTAGTTCTTCCAATCGAATACAAATTCAAGCTAGCTAATGAGCTATTCCATGCTCATGTGGATGCTGTCTCAGTATCAGCAAGAGATACCTTAGCTAGAATCTTGCAATCCTCTACAACTGATAGGATTCTAGATGAGATTGGGACTCTCTCACAAGAAGTATCTCCTACATCTACCAAAAGAACAATAGCTGAGATACTTGCTGCTAAACAAGCCAAAGCAGAGGACAAAGCAGAACATGAGCAAGAGCGTGACATCATTATACAAGAACTTGGTTCAGAAGCAACCAAGCAAGAGCCAGAAGAATTCGGCTTTGATGATGATACGTCAGAAGGAGACTCTAATGTCTCCTAATAACCCTTCAATTACTTTCTACGTCTTTCGGAAAGATGGTAGCAAGAATCCTGATATTCTACGCTACTTTCTAGAAGATCGTTTCTTGACTGCTTATGATGCAGCAGAAGGTTTCCTCTCTCAGCCTGATGGGACTAAGTGGAAGCTGATACTAGAAGATGCTGTTAGATATGAAATAACTCAGGGAAATAATAACTGTAAGTGTCTAGTATCATTCCAGCTTCGTAGGTCTGGAGCCTATGCAGTAGCTAGACTCTGGAAGCCTAAGCCTGCAAGGATCACAGCATGAACACACAACAAACTAATCTCCGAGTAGCTCAGATACTTCGAGATGCTATCTCCTTTGGCACTCTTGAACAGTGTATTGAAGCTTCAATGCTGTGTCATAGACTAGAAGATCAAGGCATTGAGCTTTCCAGAGTAGAAGATAGACTCTGGTTGCATCTTACGCAGAAGATCGAAGCTCTCAAAGAAAGTGCAAACGATGAACTCTATTGCTGAGATTCTAGCAGCTAAACGCAATGTAGCAGCACAGTCAGATAAGGCTGGAATACGACAATTAGCCGAGAACCTCTCGGAGACTGTTGCTGCTGCACCACTAAAGCTCAAATCAAACGGAGAAGATCATGTCGATGCTATTCCGCAGACACAAACGAGATCAAAAGAACAAGAAGTTTTCAGAGAAGGTGAGTATGAAACAAGAAAGCCAAGCATCAAGCCCAGCGATCTACTCCGAGATTATTCAAGTCTCGCAGAACTCAAATCTTCTACCGTCTGGAAGCTACTGGGCATCGGTGAAAGAGTGCGAATTGCTCGCGAATGGATACAACGAGCAAACGCAGGAGACAACGATGGAGATCAAGCTGAAGCTGTCATACAAGAATCTGACTCCAAAGTCTTCGACAACGAACCAAGAAACACTAAAGAACCATCTGGAGATTCTGGAGAAAGCAATAGTTTCGGAGATGTAACAGTCTTCTCAGAATCAAAGACAATTCTAAACCGCTTCTTAGACTTTGAATCTCTGAAACATTCAGACTTATGGAAGCAGATGTCAATCTCACAAAAGGCTTCTATTGCACGTGAATACTCTAAGCAAGCTCAAGAAGCTGCAATATCAGCTTATCGTATGCAAGCTGGCTTAGAAAAAGAGATGATAAAAGAAGAACAAGATAAAGTTTCTGCTGAGAAATTAGCAGCAGAAGCTTCTCATCTTCCAAAGAAACATCAAGCTTTCTCTCTCGATATCAAGCTCAACGAACAGCAAGAGCTTGGTGTCACATATGCTCTTAGCGGTAAATCCTTTGTCTTAACTGGTGCAGCAGGTACTGGTAAGACTACAGCCTGTCGTGAGATGGCTCGTGCTTTCCTTAAGAGAGGAGATTTGGGACATCATACCTTCAAGATTGGTGATAGAGCAGTATGCACCTCTCATGGGATAGCTTTCTGCTCTTACACACGCAGAGCTACAGCTAACATTCGCAGAGCATTGCATAAGGATGCTTATCTGGAAGAGGAGCTGAATGTTAATGTAGTTACCATCCACAAGCTGCTAGAATTCGAGCCTGAATTCTACGTTGGCGAAGATGGTAAGAATAAGATGCGCTTCATTCCTAAGCGCAACCGAAACCGACTTCTTGATGTTCGTGTTATAGTTATCGAAGAAGCTTCTATGCTCGGTCTCGATCTCTATGAGAAGCTATTTGAGGCCATGCGCGAAGGAACTATCCTCGTATTCGTCGGAGATATCAACCAGCTTCCTCCTGTCTTTGGCAAGAGCATTATGAACTATGCTCTTGGACAACTTCCTGTTGTAGAGCTTACTGAAGTGTATAGACAAGCTCTTGATAGTGGAGTTATTGTCAATGCTCACCACATTCTAAAGGGAGAAGCCCCAGTAGTCAATCAAGACACACAGCTTGTAACAGGAACGCGTAAAGAGCATGTTCCACAAGAGAAGATGTCACGTGCTCTTGGCGCTACTTTCTTCCAACTCTGGGATAAAAAAGAATATGATCCAGAGCAGGACATAATTTTAAGTCCTTGGAACAAGCAACCATGTGGCACGGATAATCTCAACAACTGGATAGCTCAGTTTCTAGGGGAGAAGCGCAACGCAATGATCTATGAGATATTTGCAGGTCGTCGTAAGATGTATCTAGCAATAGGCGACCGAGTGATGTATGAGAAACAAGATGGAATCATAACATCCATACGTCACAATACTGATTACCTTGGGAGATCACCACAACCTGCTGGCACTGACTTGACACGCTTTGGTATGAGAAAGATGTCAAGCGATGCTAAGCATGAAGACTTTGAAGCAATGGCAGTAGGTTACGCTAACTTAAACATAGACGAGGTGCAAGATGAAGAGAAGAAACAACAGTCATCTCACGTTGTTGAAGTCACCTTGGACGACGGGAGAAAAGATTATCTCCGCTCAATTGGTGACTACGCCGAGAACGTGTTTTCTCTCGGTTACGTACTTACAGTACACAAAGCACAAGGATGTGAGTGGAGGAAAGTATACGTTGTCCTCCACAAAGATCATACGCTTGGGGGATTTCTAACCCGTGAGCTACTTTATACAGCTTGCACACGAGCACGTGAGAAGCTAATCATCATAGCAAAGCCTGATGTATTAGCTAAGTGTGTGAAGCAGCAAAGCATAAGGGGTAATACATTACAGGAGAAGATTCAGAGTATCAATTCAGGAGCACAAAACATTGGCTCCTATCCTGTACTCAAACTGAAGAATCCAATCACAGCTTAATAAGGAGCTTGAAATGTATATTCTCATAAGTGACGATGAAGAAGAAAAATCTATATCTTTTGATACTCTCCCAGAACTACTCGGGCATCTAATACAGGATATACTTGAAAGTGATTCTGTATTACAAGATGCAACTTGCTTTATATCTTATGAAATAAGGAAAGAATAACATGACCTATACAGGAAAGTCCTTTAGTGGCAAAGCAGCTCTTGTTGCAGAACAAAAGCAAACAAGACGAGAAGCTGTAGATAAGATGCGTTGCTCTGTATGTGAAGTCCCGATCCTTCCAGACACAGCAATTCTGTGGTGTGTCTACCAGAATTGCCCAAGAACAAACAAAAGATCTCCAACACAAGAAGAAGCTAAGAAGTATTCTATCAGAAAATATCTTTCCTACTACAAAGGAGATTAAGATGACTGGCCCAATAGCAAAAGCTGTAACAGAGGCTATAAATGCTCCTCTTGCAGACTCTGATCTATGGAGACTTTTTCTTAAAGGAGTTATAAAAGATTCTTTCTGGATACCTTCTCACATAGAAACTGCATGTATGTGGGATTACTATGAATTCCGCAACAGAAGAAGAATGGAAGACATAGTAAGAAATGTCAGATATGGTACATTAAGGCCATGAAACTCTGTATCTTTGGTTCACGTATTATCTACCCTACTATTCAAGATATAGCAGAAGCTTATGCTAGTGCTTACTTGAATAAAAAGTTTCCAAACTTCACAGAAGTAACAGCTATTGTGTCTGGTATGGCTAAAGGAGCAGACACAGCAGCTATTGCTTTTGCTCGTAATCAACAAAAGCCTGTTATACAGATGCCTGCTAACTGGAAAGAATTTGGTCGATCTGCCGGTTTCATGCGAAATGGACAGATGGCTGATACTGCTGATCTATTTATAGGCTTCTGGGATGGAGAAAGTAGAGGCACAGCTCAGATGATGCGCTGTATTGCTGTGCAAAAGAAGCCTATGCATCTTGTTGTCAGAAGAACATACAAGCAAAGCCTACTTCCTGAACTTACTACAGATTCAGTTGATCCTGATTTCTACGACAAACTAGGAAATCAAGACTCATGATAGTCCTCTGCATTACAGATTGTATTGAAGCTAAGAAAGGTAAGACCTATACTGTAACAGGAAGACTTGTGTGCTCTGGATGTAGTAATGTTTGGTATTATTTAAGAGAAGTTTGTAGAGCTAGTAAATGTCCTTGGTTATGTGGAGATTGCAATACTCATATGAACTTAACAGAAAAAGGGTACTTTCATAAATTCTTTATTCCTCTTGATGGAGAGCAATGGTCTGTCCGTTACCAAGATGCAATGACAAACAAGAACAAAGATTGGATAGAATCCCCATGACAATAGAAGATCCTTTTGAATCACGTAAGCTTCAGATTGAGTGTGCAGCTATTGGCTGTGTATCTGGTACTCTTTCCGAATGGCCTCATTTGCTTTCAGCTTTGAGACACTTCGGAAAGAAAGCAGATGGAACAATGTTTGCTTTAACAGCTAAAGTATTAGCTCAAGAAGTCTGTGAAGAACAAGGTTGGACTTACGGAATAAAAGAGCTATGATAAATATAAACATTGCAGAAGGAAGCTTTTATCCACGTCAGTGGTTTGCTTATGGTAAGATAATTCCTTTCAGACTAGATGCTGATGTTCCTGTTAGGCGTTATCTTATGATAGGCCTACCTTTCTACAGACATACAGCAGAGTACCAGCCATATATTGATGCTATACGTGTAGGCTGGGAGAAGCTGTACTTCTTCTACAGAGACAACGGTTCCTACAATAGAAAAATAAAAGAAGACAACCGCTTCAAGTTTATTTGGCTTCCTACAGAAGAAGAACCTGACGAAATAATTCCAAATCTTCAAAGATTGAAAGAAAGAATAAGTATATGAGCCGTCAACCGATCTATACTTCCCTCTTCGAAAAGCTCTTTGCTAACAGTGTTATTCTTCCTTGGTGTGGCTGCTATATTTGGATGGGGCAGTCTTCACATGGTTATGGTAGACTTTCAACCAGAGATAATACTGGTAAACACTTAAACAAAAGGGTACATAGAACTGCATACGAAGAGTATTACAAGATTAAACTTCCTTCAGGCAAAGAACATCCATTAAGACATACTTGTAATATCTCTTTTTGCTGGCGTCCTGAGCATCTTATTCTTGGTACCATTAAACAGAATGTACACGATACTATACGTAATGGTGCTCATATTAGTGGATGGAGAAACTACAACGAACGAAGAAAACAAGAAAAACATATCCGTTCTATTGTAAAAGAAAATAAATGACAGATGAAACTCTCCTCTCTCTTGAAGAATTGGAAGAAACAGAAAGAAAATCAAAAGAGGATGCATTTCTAGAGGAACCATATGACATACGTATCGTTGAGCGTGAGCTTATTCTTATCTGTTCTCTTATACTTGTTGCTCCAGATATTGTTGATCCTCCTCACCTACAAGCAGAAGATAGAAACGATTTCTTTCGCCGATACTGGAGTTGGCTGTATATCCATAGCAGGAGGTACAATAGGTCTTATAGGAATAGACTCCCACCTCCTTATTATGGGGAAGAGCAACTACCTGACGTTTGTGGACGGTGCTTTCGCTCCGTGGGATTCTGTGCCGGTGGTCGTATTAGGTTCAGTTGTAGGGAGTGTCACAGTGCGCCGCCGGAAGATTATCCAAGGAGGTTGGCTCCTTTTCAGAGATACACTTATCCTGCTCGTATTTGCTACACTTGCCACGATGAGCCTATCTTTGCTCAACTAATCTACAAATATCATTCACCAAATGGAGATAGATCATGGAAGATGAAATCCTTGATGTCCTAGATGCTGATGATGAGGAGGATGGACAAGTATCCATTGCTTCTATCTACAGCTTTCTATATCAGAATGAAGACATTATCATCACGATAGAAGCTACTGAAGAAGAGGCTGTTCGCAGGGGGTTAAGCTTGGAGAAGCATCGTCAACAGAAGAAGCTAAAAGAAGTAGGTGCTCCTGACGATCAAAGAACACTAGGCTTTCTGTCTCTTGGAGTAGTAAAGGGGACAGAGCCAGTACAGATTCGCCTTCAGATTTGGCTTCGCAAGAAGCAGAAGGTCAAACTCCACAACATGATAGTATCAGATAAGGAGTTCTGATGCTCCTTAGGATTGTATCTACTTACTTTGTAGCTGGTGTAGTCATAGGAGAAAGAACAGCTCCTATTGTTAACTACATGCGAGTATGGGGTCTTGCAAAAATCCAACTTTACTGTTTAAAGAAAGGATGGGAATGTCAAATACTATCCCAGTAGGACTGCGTAAGCCTTGGCAATGGATACAATATAGCCATCTTGCAGAAGGTGGATTAGGACGTGTAATGTGGGAAAGTGACTTCAAAGAATTACTGAAAGACTTTCCTCATCTTACACAAGAGAAAACAAAATGAGCACAGAATCCAATAATGTACTCTCTCAGACTCTTGATGGCGATGATGAGAAGATTCTAGGCGTCAGCATTACCATCGAAGACATCCGCGAGAAGATAACAAAACTCTCACAAACAGCAGATGGAGAGCCTCTCAAAGATGCAATGAACAATCTTAAACTTGCTCTTAAATCTAATCCTGAAGCTTGTAACCTTCTTCTTCCAGAAGAAATTGGGGAGATGGTCAAACACATCTACAAGGTAACTAATACTGCTGTGATTACAGAAAAAGCTAAGTCTGCGACCAAAGATGCTAAAAAAATGAAAATTGATCTTGCTGATCCCACAATCTACGACAAGCTTACGGATTTCTAATGTCAGATAAATACCATTTACATGCTGGTTGTACCTGTTATGGGAATAATACAATTAAAAAAGCTATTAGAAATTATCTAAAATATAAAGAAGAAATATATATCATGAAGGTTCCTACAACAGAAAAAGATGCTCCTAATCATCCTTGCTATGTTGGTATTAGACCTCATGGTGTAGCATATTGGAGAGATAAAAACGGATACAAAACAGTAGCTAAAATTGAATACAAAAGTAGAGTTACAATAATCTAATGCCTAACGAAAAGCGTATTGTTATCTTCACAATCTGTTGTGAAGTACCTTTCATTCCAACAGATGAACAAAACACAATGGCATTAGCAATGATCTGTCGTGTTGTATCCGAAGGTATGAAACTTGATATTCTTTCAGCTTCTATTGTCTCAATGACAGAAGAACAAGCTAGAAAAAATGCTGAAAAATTAAAAGAAACTGAAGTAGAAGAAGCTGTTGAGGAAGCTAAGGAACATCTTAAATCATGAGTAAAATTATTTTTGTATTTGGATCTAATCTTGCTGGAATACATGGGGCTGGGGCTGCTCTTTATGCACTAAGAAATCATGGAGCAATTCGTGGTCAGGGAATAGGATTACAAGGACAAAGCTATGCAATTCCTACAAAGAATATATACTTAAAAACACTTCCTCTAGAGAATATACATAGCTATGTAAAAGCATTTTTAGAATATGCAAGATCTAATCCTAATAACATATTTAACATAACAAGAATAGGTTGTGGTTTAGCTGGCTACACTGATAGTGATATTTCACCTATGTTCAAGAATGCCCCTAATAACTGTGAATTACCTAAAGGTTGGAGATAGATGTATCCTTCTAAGATTCGTCTCTCATACTCTACACTTGAGTTGCTAAATCTCTGTGAGCGCAAATTGCAGATGGTTAAACTTTTAAAAGGATATGATGAGCGTGAGGAGAATGAACACTTTTCCTTTGGCAACGCATGGGGTGCCGGTGTAGTTGAGTATCTGCTAACAGGTAGTATGGATGCTGCACTATACAAAGCTTGGCTTGCTTACTGGCCTAACTTGGAAACAGAAAAAAAGAATCAAGTTGTACTCTTTAATGCTTTACGAGTAGCTCAAAAGGATATGGATACTTACCGCATGAAGTTTGAGATAGCCACCTTCCACGGTAAGCCTGCTATTGAACTCTCCTTTCGCATTGATATTAACGAACTCTTTTACTACGTAGGTTACATAGATGCAGTATTTAAGCATCGTGTACAAAACTACTATGCTGTACTTGAGAACAAACACAACGGGGCTTGGATAAATGATATTGATCCAATGTATCGTAACTCTGGGCAGGGGCTAGGTTACAGCATTGTCCTCGACAAGATAGCAGAACAAGATCAATCCGCTTATGCAATCAACTACTTCGTAGCTCAACTGAAGGGAAATCCTTACGAACCAATAATCCATCAACTTGAATACAAAAAGACTTTGCTTGATCGTCTTAAGTGGTTTTACACTCTTGGTATAGATGTAGATAGACTAACCAAGATGATGAAACTTAACCTCTTCCCAATGAGAGGAGGATCTTGTATCCAGTTTAATCGTCCTTGTCAATTCTTCGGTATCTGTGGACTGCAAGTAAATGACAAGCCTAAAACAGATGAAGATGTAAAGGATAACAAGGAATACCAATTCATCTACACTCTTGATGAGATTGTAGCCGATCATCTTAAACGTATAAAAGAAAGAACACTCATATGATTCCTGATATTCTAAACATGAGTATGGATTCCATTGCAGATGTGGAGTCTAGACAAAAACAAGAACAAAAGAAGATAGATCAAGACAATCATTTCTTGGTAGAAGGGCACGGTGTAACTCTCACAGTGACAGAAGATAAAGTAGAAGCTGTCCGTATCTACCGAGAAAGTCAAGACACTGACAAACGAGTAATCAGAATCTGGAATGGTAAGAGATTCCAGATCCTTCCACGTGGTTATTTTTAACAAGTAACAGAGGAGAAGCGACTATGAGACTGTCTGTTCATATGTTGCTACTTACTGCATTATCTAATATTGCTTTGACTAAAGAACAATTACCTTTTGAGGATCATATTCAAATTGCACTTCTTATGATCTCTACTCCTCGTTTAATAGATACAGCTGATTTAATAGAAAAACAAGCAACTGCTAAAGAACTAATTAAAGCTGCTGCTAATCTTGTTGTGGCAGCAGACAAACTTCTGTTGTTAAAGGGATAATAAATGAAAAGAGAAAAACTCCCAAAGACACACAAGAAGCTTGAGAATCTTCTAAGTCGTGCTAATAGTTTGGGTTTTGAAGCTGGATATAAGGCAGCTAAATCAGAAATAAGTAATTTAAATTTAGAGTATGTTCGTAAACAACAAGCAACTAGACTTGCTGCACTAGAAGGTATGACTAAGCTTGCTAATAGTTTGGGACAAGCTATGGATGCTATGGCACATGCTATGCAAAGTGAAAATGGTCAACTGTAAAGACAAGAGGAAACCATGTTTGATCTAGTAGAAATTGCTGCTGCTGTAAACGAAGGTGTCTACGAGATACAAGGTCACACACTTCTTGTTTATGGTGGACCTAAGACTGGGAAGACTAGACTATCCGCAACAATTGCTAAACTTCCTTGGGTTCGCAATGTCCACTACTTCGGCTTCGAAAATGGGCATGATACACTAATTACAATGACAAGAAAAGGTGATCTGTCTCAAGAAGCTGCGAAAAAGATTCATATCTACCGCATTAAAGATACTCCAGATAAGTCTCGTGCTATGGAGATTGCTCTTAAAGGCTTTGTTTCAGAGCACAAAGGACGCCTCTGCAAAGAGCATGGTCGTTTCGAGTGTCTTGAATGCCAACCAAAAAAAGACTTTGCTTCAGTAGAGTGGCTCTCAAAGTCAATAGCTTTTGATGTCAAAACTCTCACACACGATGACTGGGTTATCTTTGACAGTGGTACACAGCTTGCTGCATCCTGCCTTGCTTATATTACAAAAGGAAGAGACTATGACTTCAAGCCAGGCTGGGATGAATACGGTCAACTTGGTCGTATGCTTACTGACTTCTGTTCTTATGTACAAGCTGCTGCTCGTTGTAATTTCATGGTACTTACTCATGAGCTTGTACTTGAGAACAACGAACTAGAAAAGAAGGATAAGTTCTATCCACTATTCGGAACAAAACCCTTCAGCTTAACAGTTGCTAAATTCTTTGGAACAGTTATTCATCTTGAACTCAACATGAGGAAGCATTCTGGTGCTTCTGCTTCCACATTCAAAGACTCTGTTGTATCAGGTTCTCGTGTTGATATGAGAATCGAAGACGAGGCTCAGTTAGATTTTAGCCTTGTTTGGCCTAAGCTCGGTCTCAAAAGACCAGAAGCTGTGGTTACTACTAAGACTGAGACTGCTGTCAAACCTGCTGTTATACCCCCTAAATAGGGAGAAGGAGATTTACCATGCTTTTGAAGTCAGCCATTGCAGGACTGCTGCTTGCTGCTATTGCTCCTCGCTATGCTGCTCCTGAAGGTGGTGGCGGAGAGACTCTGCTTGATATCAACTCTGTGCTCGGTCAGAACATCGACGACGTAGAGACTGCTCCAGAGTTTGTTACTCCTCCTGATGGTGCTTATATTCTGGAGATTGCAGACGCCAAGTTGGAGACCTACAAGGTCACCGACAAGGAGACTCAAAAAGAAGAAGAGCGGATGCGTCTCAAGATCTTTTACAAGGTCGTGCAGACGAATAAGCTCGTCAGTGAAGAAGAAGATCCTGTTCCTGTGGGCTCTCTCTTCACCGAGCAGTTCATGACCAATCCCCAGGGCCTGTCTTACTTCAAGAGGCAGGCAAAGAACGTCCTGGGAGAAGATGTCATCAAGGGAGTATCCATCGGAGAAATCCTGAAGGAACTCCCCAATCAGCATGTCTTCAATGCTGATGTGAAGGTCAAGACTTCGACCCAAGGTAGCGGCGACACGAAGAAGACCTACTCCAACGTCCAAGTGCGTATCCATCAAGGAGACGTGCTGGATCAGGTCGTTGCAGCAGGAGTAGCTCAGTAAGCTTACAAGCTGAACAGCTAGATTTTGCAAGCCCTTCTGATCGAGGGGCTTGTTTAATACAGCTTTCCAACAAGAGGAGATATGAAGCACGAAGATTTTGATAAACTCCTAGAAGAAACTATTACTGAAATGAAACATGTCCTTAAAGTAAAAGGAGGCGAATATGCAGGAGATGAAGATCGCTTCCAGAACTTTAAGCGAAATGCTCAACGCCTAAGACTTCATCAGATGACCATCTGGGCTGTATACTTCAACAAACATATTGATGCTATTAATCAATATGTACAAGATCTACAGCACGGATTTGAAAGACCTCATGGAGAAGCTATTGAAAGTAGATTTGTTGATGCTATGAATTACTTGATGCTGGGGCTTGGGATGCTAAAGGAAAATAATGGATCTAAAGTAATAATCAATACTACTATTGCTCCAGTAGAATCATTTGGCTTTATATCTAGACAGTTGGACGCTCTTTGGTTTTACATTCCAAATAAAGGTGTACAATGGTTACCATGGCCTGAAGAATTTACTAAACCAGTATTTGAAAATGGAGTTCTTTCAGATACTTTAGGTATACCAAATGATGTTACATCTATTAGATTAACAAGTAATCATATTGGGAAACCTACTTACATCTGGGAAAGACAGCTCTTTGAGAAATCTTCTGATGGTACAGTATCAGTAGATAAGTGGATTCAGCGTAGATGAGACTCCTCGTTAATCATAGCGAGGAAGATAGGCCACATCTACCAGCGTTAATACCGCTGATGAAACAGTTTGGCCTAAGCGGTGTATCTTCTAACCGCACGTATGACATAACAACATTGCAGCAACAAGCTGCAAAAGCAGGTGCAGATGCAATCCTTCTTTCAAATCCTGAAACTCTAGTAAAACTCCTTGGAGAAAAAGCTACTCTTGATAAGTATCGAGGAACAAGAATAAACTATTCTATACCTATCATTGTGATCAATCCTCTTGAGCATGTACACACAGTTAATCATGGTAAGTGGCTTCTTGAAAAAGACTTAAGTAAGTTCAAAAGAATAAAGGAAAAACCTCAAGTCTTTGATTTCATACTTTGTGAGACAGAAGAAACAATGCGCGAGGCTTTCCACTTTCTCAAAGTCTGCATCATAAATTCCTTCGATATTGAAACTGATGAGCGAAGACAGATAACCTGTATATCATTCACTGGACTACATCCTTCACGCAAGGTGCTAACCTTTGTAGTTCCACTTATTGACTTTGGAGTTATTCACTATCGTGATCTAGAGGATCTTGCTGAAGCAATAGAATTCATACAGAAAGTTCTTGCTTTGCCAAACTGTAAAGCTGCATTTAATGGAACATACGACTCACAATATTGCATAACATACAATGCTCAGCCTAATAACTATACGCTAGATGCAATGATTCTAACTTGGGCAGAGTATTCTGAACTTCCAAGAGCTCTTGAATTTCAAGCTTCTATTCATTGCTACGACTATTTCTTTTGGAAAGATGAAGCAGATACAGCTAAAGAGAAGAAGGATATCAGAAGCTACTGGGCTTACTGTGGAAAGGACTCTTGGTATACACTTCGTGTACTTCTTTCCTCAATGTCTAAGCTTCAAGCTTATCAACTCTTCAACTATCAAGAAACATTTAAGCTTATATACCCAGCTTTGTATTGTGCTTTTGAAGGATTCAAAGTAGATCAATTAAAACTAGCTGAAATTAGAGCAGAACATATTAAGTCAATAGAAGAAAAGAAGAAGAAGCTTCAAATCATTTCTTGTAATCCAGATTTCAACCCAGCTTCTTATGTTCAAGTTAGTCACCTCATTTACGAAGTAATAGGTGGGAAGAAACCTGAGAAATTTAAGGGGGCTGGTACATCTAATCCAGTACTTAATAGAGTAGCAACACAACATCCACTTCTTGCTACAATCTGTGATCTCATAACTTCTGTTCGCAAGGATCTTAAAGCTGTCAGCAATTACTGTGATTTCGATCAACTCTTTGGAAGACTTTTATATAGTATTGATGTTTCTGGTGCAGAGACTGGCAGAGCTGCATCTCAAGCTTCTGCATTCTGGGTTGGTACTCAAATTCAGAATGTTCCTCCATATGCTAAACCAATGCTTATTGCTGATGATGGCTTTGATCTTGTAGAAGCAGACAAAAATAAGAGTGAAGCGCGTTGCGTAGCATACATGGCTAAATCTGAAACAATGATTACAGCTCTTGAGGACAAGGTAAAAGATTTCTACAAGGTTTGTGCTACTATCTTTTTTGGCATTCCTTATGAACAAGTTACTTCTGAATATAGAAACGATATAACTAAACACATCATTCATGGTACACATCATCTAATGGGGCCTGATCCATTCATAGATAGAGTAACTCCAAAGAAGATGTATACAGCAATGATTCTTACTAAGAGTCCTCTAAGAAACATGGAATCCTTTGCTAAGTATCTTTTAAGTTTATATCACAAGATGAATCCAGAACTAAAGAGTCAGATGTGGCCTGCTGTTAAATTAGATGTTGCTTCAACACACTTATCAGTTTCTCATCTTGGATGGACTAGATACTTCTTTGGAAATCCTATAAAGCAACACAAAGTTCTTAGAGAAGCTGTTGCTCATCAATCACAAAATCTTTCTGTTCACTTACTTAACCGAGGAATGTGGAGAATATATACTCAACTAGTTCTACCTTCCAATGGAGACTTCAGACTCAAAGCTCAAATCCACGATAGTATACTCGCACAAATACGCAAAGAGAAAACTTTAGAATATGCTGAAAAAATGAAAGAGATAATGGATATTCCTGTTGATATCTTTGGAAGAACTCTAAGAATCCCAACAGACTTTAAGACAGGAACCACATGGGGAAAGATGACAGAACTAAAACTATCTTGATGTATCCTCATACTGATGTCTATGGAATTAAAGAACAAGGAATATATAAAATACGATTAAAGAAAAATAAAAAAATTCTTGTTCAATCTGTTAATATTCACAAAGTAGAACTCTGGTTACGTAAGCATCTCATTCTTCCGCAATCAATGCTACTCAGGGATAAAATATCCGCTGGCGTAGCAGATGCCTTTAAGCCAAAATCCACATAACGATTTCTTCGATCTCTACTTCAATTACGTTGGGCTGACAGAAGCTCCTCGTCTATTCCACCGCTGGTGTGCTATAGCTTCTGTTGCAGCTTTGCTTGGTCGTCAATGTTGGATACCATTTGGTCATTGGACAATCTACCCCAATATGTTTGTTATGCTTATGGGAACTCCAGGTACACGCAAGACTACAGCTATTATGATTGCACAGAAGATGGTAAAACATCAGGGCTATGATAGATTCTCCGCAGATCATACTTCACCTGAACGTTTTTTACATGATATGCTTATGCAAAATCCAGAAGATTCAGAAGAAGATTTGCTTGAAATGTCTCTTGATGCTATTACTTGTGAACGATTTATAGTAGCAGATGAGTTTACAGATTTTGTAGGAAAAGGAAATCTAAACTTTCTAACAATGCTAGCAAAACTTTGGGATGCACAAGATTCCTACTCACATCCAAAGTTACATGGTAAAAGTATTCTTATTCCTAGACCTACATTATCTGCACTTTGTGGGAATACTCCACAGAACTTTATTATAGCTTTTCCACCAGAAGCTATTGGGCAAGGATGTATGTCTCGCATGATACTAGTTCATGGAGATCCTACTGGAGAAAAACTTGAAGATCCACCAGAACCTACTGAGGAATCAATCAAGGCTTTGAAAGAAAGACTTGATAAAGTACAGAAAATTGTACGTGGGCCTATTACTAAAAGTCCAGAAGCTCAAATAATCTTTGGTAAGATTTACAAGAGTTTTAAGGATATTGAAGATCACAGATTTCAGCACTATTCCACAAGAAGATTTACACACTTTCAAAAACTTGCTATGGTACTTGCTGCTATGCGTTGCTCAACCGTAATAGAATCTGATGATTGCTTAATAGCTAATACAATTCTGCATTATACTGAAGCAAGAATGCCTAAAGCTCTTGGTGAATTTGGAAAGAGTCGTAATGCTGATGTATCCAATTCCGTATTAGAAATCTTGAAACGGGTAAAGAAGCCTGTAACAATTAGATACCTGTGGAAGATGGTAGCTCAGGACTTAAACAGACAAGATGAACTTGTAGAGATAGTGAAAAATCTACGAGATGCTGGTAAGATTCAGCTAGTTTCTGGGTCAGATGGTAAGCAAGGATATGCTCCTAACTTTGATGCTGTTACAAAATGGGAAGGAGATTTAATCCTTGAAAATTTCTTAACAGAAGAGGAGAAGTCATGAGGGTAAATGTCTACGCAGAAGAAATGACTGATCGTATACAAATCATCAGCAAAGAAGTTGATGGTGTACGATTTACTGGACTACGTATCTACTTGGAACTTCCTGTTACCGTTCCTATTGCTGCTCCTGCTGGAGAACATTACGGTTATAATCAATATAAAGGTCCATTCTTACACAGACCAGGAGATGATGATTCTTCTGCTGTAACCTTCTGGGGAAAGACTGATCTGAGAAATGTGCTAAGAAAAATGCTTGATGAACTTGATAAGTATTATGCTGTTCCTAGTGAACGATGAATAAGATTAAAGTAGTTGTAAGACTCTCTGCTGATATTGTTGTTGAAATTGATGACAAAGAATTTGCTAAAGAAGGATTAAAAAGACAAGTTGAAGATGATCCACAAAGCTTTATTAACAAACATGCTGATCTAAGAAACACACTTAAAGTACAAATCTTTAATGTCGTCTGATAAGAATCATCCAGACTACAAATTACTACTAGAAAATGCAGCCAAACGAATAAGGGAGAAGTCAATGCAGGATGTAGCTAAAGAAGATAAAGCAGAGGCAATGATTTATATTGGGCCTCAAGCAATCATGCTAGATCTAGAAACATTAGGAACTGAACCTGGATGTGGGATTACTGAAATTGGATATTGCCTATTTCCTACAACTAAACTTCGCTCACGAGATGATATTGGAAGAACTGGAGTACATCACACCATTTCACTCTACGATAATCTTGCACATCAAAGACATATATCAAAGAGCACACTCGACTGGTGGGAATATGAACAAACTGGGCTTCCTATATATAAAAGAAAAAGTTTACAATCT